TGTAAGGACAGAATCGTTTGTTGGTCCTTTTAGAAAGCAAAATGCAACCTTAGGATATGTTAAAGCATAATTACCACTAACTTCTCTAGATGGTAATGCCCCGGACTTTAGTTTTCTTATAATCGACATTAATTGATTAGATTCTCCAGCATTTTCTGGAATAAACTTCCATGAAAATTCATGCTCTCTTAAAGGAACTCCTTGAAACAATAAGGCAAGGTTTGGATTATCTACTCTACCACTAGCAAGACTGGCAGCAGCCCTTGATTGTTGTGGATTAGCCCCCGCCTTATCGCCAAGCGAAGCAGCACCTGCGCTAAACATATCTCTTAGATCTTTTATTAGGGTGCCAGAAATTGCGGTGCCAACCATACCAGCCAAACCACCTGTAGCATAACTAGACACCACAGCACCCACTGCACCGAGTTCAGTATCTTTATATTTGATAGAAAAATTATCTTCCAGTCCTTTAATGTGCATATGAAAGTGAAAATAATCTCCTCCACCATACATGTTGGCAGTCATGGATACTGCTGGAATATAATCCATTAAAGCAATAGAAAAGAAGTTAGGAGAATTGCCAATGTCCTTTGGAAAGGAAGTGGATTTTCCTGTTCCCCCTACTCTAAGATTGCGGATTATTTCTGGTTGACCTGTAGGCATTTCCCACCCTATTTCTATAAATAGTTATTCTTCTATTTATAACGGATTTATTATGAGCAAGTATCATCAAGGAATATTCACTCCAAAAAACCCAGAGAAATACATAGGGAATGTTAATAAAATTTTTTATAGATCTAGCTGGGAAAGATCCGTGTTTTATAGAATGGACCAAGATCCCGGAATAATTAAGTGGGCCTCAGAGGAATTCGGTGTGCCATATCTAAGTCCAGTAGATTATCGTACACATATTTACTATCCTGATCTGTATTTAGAAAATATACACGGAGAAAAATTTGTACTTGAAATAAAACCGGATATACAAACCAGACCGCCAGCTAAAAGATCTAGGAATACCAAAAGATATATCACTGAAGTAAAAACTTTTGCGATAAATACATCTAAGTGGAATGCTGCTGAAAAATTCTGTAAAGAAAGAGGGTGGCAGTTTAAAGTTGTTACCGAGAAAGAGCTTGGAATTAAATGGTAGATACGAGAAAACTATACGACCTTACTGCTCAGGAAAAGGAACATCTTCGTAAACTTGGGTTTATTGAGCAAGGTATCGGCTATGCCAAGCCTAATGGAAGTCCTGCTAAAAAAGAAGACATCTTTAAAGCATTAAAGACTCCAATTACTGCCGGTTCTACAACTACTCAGAATTATATATTCTCAAAGATACTAACTCGTGCTGCTGAACAGAGAATTATTCCTAACAAAACTGCAGAAGCCAGAAAATGGTTTCGAGATAAGGCACAGAACTATCGTGGCAATAGAATACAAAGGGATAACTTATTCCAAAATTCCATAACCACAAATAATGCAAGTCCAGCCAATCCCGGAAGAATGTTTATGTTTTCTTATGATGCAAAAACAAAAGAAAAACTACCATATTGGGACGCATTTCCACTTATCTTTATGGTAGGCCCTGCAGCAGGAGGGTTTTATGGTATCAATCTCCACTATTTACCTCCTGTATTAAGAGCAAAGTTGATGGATGCATTATACACCATCACAAATAACCAAAGATATGACGATACAACTAAAATTAAACTATCATATCAAGTATTAAAGAGCACCTCTAATTTGGGTTTATTTAAACCATGCTTTAAACACTATCTTTCAAGCCATGTTAAAAGCAAGTTTATCTTGGTTCCAGCATCTGAATGGGACATAGCACTAATGCTTCCACTGCAAAAATGGGTTGGTGCGACATCGGAAAAGGTTTGGGAAGATTCAAAAAAGATGGTTGGGGGATAATTCATGCCTTTTAATATACACGAGTTCCTATCTGCTATTCCTAATGAGTTGGCTCGTGAAGCACATTTCCAAATGTCTTTCACACTACCGAGCACAATTAAAGATGATGTTAAACAATTATCAATCTTATGCACTGCAGCATCTTTACCAACTAGGCAAGCAGAAGTTGCATCTGTAAGAAGATATGGTCAAGGTATCACTAATCCATATGTTATGGGAATGAATTTTAGTCCTCTAGATGTTACTTTTTATTGTGATGCCAAAGGCACAACAATTTCTGCAATTCAAAGTTGGATGGATAGTATGCTTAATCTAAAAGATTCCGGAAATCTTATGATGGTGCAATATAAAGATTCATATAAATCAGATATTTCTTTATCACACTTTGATTCGCTCGGCAATACTATAAGTCAATATACCTTTATAGATGCATTTCCAGTATCATTTGGTCCTGTAAACTTTAGCTGGGCGTCTCATGATAGCTTGGTTCTCATTCCGGCATCATTTATATACACCAACTACACATCCACAACAGGATCTGGACAGACTATATCCAATCTTTCTACTTCAAATCAACCAGCAAAGGTAACAAACATACCAGTTACCGGAAATGTCCCAAAATAATGAGAGGAATATAAAATGAAGTTGCCTACGATTGATCATCCTACTTTTGAGATTAAATTGATATCTATTAATTCTCCAGTAAAATATAGACCTTTTACTGTACGAGAAGAAAAGATAATGTTGATTGCCGAAGAAAGTAAAGATTCAAAAGATATCATGAATGCAATAAAGCAAGTTATTAACAACTGTTGTATTTCTGATATTGATGTGGATAAACTGCCATTATTCGATATCGAGCATATGATAATTCAACTTAGATCAAAATCTGTATCTAATATTTCAACACTTCGATATCGTGATAAAGAAGATGGCCAAGTAAGATCCTTTGATATTGATTTGGATACCATTAAGCCAGTAATATCAAATAATCATAGCACTACAGTTAAAATTGATGAAAAGACAGTTCTGACTTTTAAATATCCAACTATGGAAATGCTCGGTAAAATTAAATCCACTGAAGATGATGAAATTGAACTTGTTGCGGCATGTTTAGATTCGATTGTCTCTGGAGAAGATTTTTACGATACTTCCCTTTATACTATTGAAGAAAAAGTAGAATGGCTTGGAAACCTTGGTGGCAAATCATTCAATAAAATTAAAGAAACTTTTATTGATACTATGCCAAAAATACAACATGAACTAGAATATATCAACAATACTGGAAAAGAAGTGAAGATCGTTCTGGAGGGCTATCGCGATTTTTTTTAATGGTGCTGAGTCATAATACTTTATTGAACTATTATTATTTAATGTTTAATTTGGCCCAGCATCATAATTATTCTATAACAGAGATTGAATCTCTAATGCCCTTCGAACGTGATATTTATGTTGGTTTGTTACAAAAACATATTGCAGATAAAATTGCTAAGATGGAGAGCAGGTAGTGGCTGGAAGAAAAATATATATTGTATCATTTCCGGGACAAAAACCAGAACGTTATGTTAAAGACATAAATGGTGACTGGTGGACTTTATCTGAAAAAAATACACCGAAACCGGCTGATAAAAAATTATATAACTTTATAAATGCGGTAGCTAAAGCGCAAGATGCAGAAGATGCCAAAGAGGCTGAAGAATCATCTGAAAAAGTAAGTCCGCTATCATCTGCTATGCTTGATGTCGGTGATCAAGAATCCTTGCAACCTGAAGATAAATTAGAAACACCGACCAAACCAGAGTTAACTAAACAACCATTAATAGATCCTGTAAAATTATTAGAACCTCCTCCATGGCCAAGAGGCGGTAATTGGCCAAATCCTAAAGAAGAATCTGTAGAACAGAAACCAAGACCTCCGTTACCAAAGGCACCAGAGCCAAATCCTAATCCAACCTTTAATAAGATTGATGATTGGAATTTGCCATTCACAGATGAATATAATAAAAAGGCCAAAGAAAAACTAAATGCTGCTGCCAAATATACTAGAGAAGAAATTATTCCCGGTAGCAACACTAATAAGTTTATTCTAAACCCTCTTAAGAAGCTAAAAGAAAGGTTTGGTCCTAAAGATCCATGGAGAGAATCTCTAGATAAGTTATCTGATTTAGATGAAAAAGAAATCGATATTCTAAAATCTAGAGGGGTTGCAAAGGCGTCTGAAAAGGATTTCTCTTATCGTAAAGAGGGGAAGCCACTTTCTAAAGAACAAATACTTAAAGAACTACAGACTCATTATGGTGCGGTGACATGGAGAGATTCTCTAGATAAAATGTCAGATCTTGATGAAAATGAAATAAAGGCTCTAAAAGAACGTGGAATTGCTCCTTCGTCTGAAAAGGATTTCTCTTATCGTAAAGAGGGGAAGCCACTTTCTAAAGAACAAATTGTTTCTGAGTTACAAGAACATTATACAAATAGAGAAGAAGAATTATCTGGAAACAAAGATGTTACTAAAGAAACTTCTGATGGATTTGGTAAAAGATTGAGTGAAACTCGTGGATCTTCTTTTGGAAATTATGGAGGCCGAAAGCCAACTTTTGCAGAAAGATTGCAAGAAGAAAGGGCTAGACCTTTTGGATATGATAAGTTTGACTATGGCAGGGGAGGAAAGTCTGATAAAGGTGGTAGTACTACTGGAACAGATAGAGTTGGTTCGGATGAAGATCATCTAAAATCAATAGACAAAACTGCAAAAGCCATTCTATTTGTTCTTACCAAGAAGGACAAACAAAAAGGCATAGACAAAGAAAATAAAGAAACTGAAGATCAACTAAATGAGGATTTAGAGAAAGAAGGCGATGAACCAACTTCTAACACACAAAGAGTTTATGAGACTTTTAAAAAAGGCAAAAAATCTTTTAATAAGATGAAAGAGAGATTCAGTAAAAATAAACCTGATGTTGAAGATGTAGAGAAAGAGGGAATAGATGGGGTCAAGCCTTTAGAAGAAGGTGCAGGGAAGGTATTGCCAGAAGCCGCAAAGGGCGCAGCGGTTGCAGAAGGTGATGGAGTTGCAGAAGGTGTTATTGGTGCAGGAGTAGGAGAAGCAGAAGGTGTTATTGGTGCAGGAGTAGGAGAATTTGCTCTGGATGCTGCTGCTATTGGTGCAGTTGGATATGGTGCATATAAAGCAGCAAACTATCTAACCACGCCAGTGCCATCATATAAAGAGGCATATAAACAAAAATATGGACACGAACCAAATGCCACACCAGAAAAGAAACCACCATTAAATGAACAAACAAAATCCGTTGATGAACTTCAGAATAAAAAAGATGATGTTCAGGAAGAAAAGTCCAAAAAGAATAATCAAGGATCTCCGACGATTATAAATAACAATAATACTACACATCAGGGTTCGTCTGGTGGTGGAGGTAGTTTTGGGGATATGGCTACTGCTGGACCTAGAAATAGCCTAGATTTGCAATATTATGCCGCCTGAGGAATTATCATGATAAACGTCCAAATAGCAATTCAATATATTGGTAAAGTAATGCAAGATGATGATGGAACTCCTTCATCTAAAAGATGGGTTGCTCTACTGTCATTTTTGATGATTACTATTACTTGGGGAGTAAATCTATTTGGAAATTATGTTCCGACAGAATTTATTTTTGATGCGTTAGTTTATATTACTTTAGGATGTCTGGGAATAACTGGTATTGAGAAGTTTTCCAGTCATTTGAAATCCCCACAGG